GTATGGTTAAAACACCTAAGACGCCTACAGATGGCAATAGCCAAAATAAAATGGGTGTTATGACTCAATCTTATGAGAAAATGAAAAAGGCTCCAATTGAGGGCGGAACTGGTGCGGGTAATGCTCGTGGTGGTGGCGCTGCTTTGCGTGGAACCAGATTTTCTGGCGTAAAATAATACTTGAAAAGGATTTTTAATGTTTCAAGTTTCGAGGTTGGGGTGGAGTAAGATAACTATGAGTGGTTACCTCCCTACAGTCATAGTTGGCGGATGCAATTTCACCTCAACACCTATATAGGAGATTTAAATGGCTATTGAAGATGATATGGGTCCAGGTGGTATACCTGAAATACCTGTAGTACCAAACCAACAAGTTCCTGTTGAGGTGACCGAAATACCTGCTGACCCAGGTGTTTTTGAATTTAATGACGGCAGCGCCGTTATTGGCGAGTATGAATCTTCAGAAGATACTCCTCCGCAAATTCCTTTTGATGGTAATTTAGCAGAAGTTATGGAAGAAGACGCTCTTGGACGGCTATCGTCAGATCTTGTTGGATCTATTTTAGACGACTTGTCTTCAAGAGAAGACTGGGAAGACACTTATAAAAAGGGTCTTGAGTTTTTAGGAATGCAAACAGAAGACAGAACAGAACCTTTTGAGGGTGCTTCTGGGGTAATACACCCGCTATTGGCTGAATCAGTTACGCAATTCCAAGCGCAAGCTTATCGTGAGCTACTTCCAGCTTCTGGGCCTGTTCGAGCGCAAGTTATTGGAGCGCAGAACGAAATGCTTGTTAAGCAAGCAGAGCGTGTTAAAGATTATATGAATTATATGATTACTTATGAGATGGAAGAGTATGATCCTGAGTTAGATCAAATGCTTTTTTATCTTCCTGTAATTGGGTCTACATTTAAGAAAGTTTATTTTGATCCTTTAAAGCAGCGTGCCGTAAGTAAGTTTATTCACGCTGAAGATCTTATTGTTCCTTATGGAGCGACAGACTTAGCGTCTTCTCCACGCATTACGCATAGAATATCTATGGATTCAAACGAAGTTAGAAAGCTGCAGTTAGCTGGTTTTTATAGCGATATTGATATTCCTGAAGATGGTTATGGTGAGTCAGATTCAAATGAAGTTACTGAGTCAATTGATGACATTCAGGGCGTACATCCTTCTAACGCATCTCGTGATTTAGTTTTATACGAAATACATACATCTTTGGACCTAGAGGGTTTTGAAGATGTTGGTATGGATCAAGAGCAAACAGGATTAAAACTCCCTTACATTGTAACTATTCTTGAAGATAACAATGAGATATTAAGCATTAGACGCAACTATGATGAAATAGAACCTATGAAGCGTCAGAAACAATATTTTGTTCATTATAAGTTTTTGCCTGGTCTTGGTTTTTATGGCCTTGGCTTAACACATATGATTGGCGGTCTAGCTCAAGCTTCTACCTCTATTTTACGTCAGCTTATTGACGCTGGCACATTAGCTAACTTACCAGCAGGATTTAAAGCGCGTGGCGCTCGTATTCGAAACGATGACGATCCATTGCAACCAGGAGAGTTTAGAGACATTGACGTAGTAGGTGGAGACTTACGCGGTTCTCTTATGCCATTGCCGTTTAAAGAGCCGTCAGGCACCCTTTACAATCTTTTAGGTACTTTGGTCGATGCCGGACGTAGATTTGCTTCTATGGCTGATTTAAAAATAGGTGAGATGGGTGGTGAAACACCTGTTGGCACAACAATGGCGATTATGGAGCGTGGTACAAAAGTTATGTCTGCAATTCATAAGAGATTGCATTATTCACAAAAGATAGAATTTAAATTACTAGCTAAGATATTTGGTGAGGGCTTACAGCCTTATCCTTATGCTCCGTCTATGGAGGTAGGCCCAGAAATTAAAGCACAAGACTTTGATAGACGTGTAGATGTTTTACCAGCCAGTGATCCTAATATATTCTCCATGTCACAAAGAATTGCACTGGCTCAAAGTGAATTGCAGTTAGTACAGTCTAATCCAGAAATACATGGTGGGCCACAAGGACTTTATCAAGCATACAGAAAAATGTATGAGGCTTTAGGTGTAACCAATATTGAGGCTATATTGCCGCCTCCACCGCCACCGCCTCCCCCTGTTAATGCTGCAAAAGAAAACCAAAACGCTCTTATGGGTCAACCATTGCAAGCTTTTCCAGAGCAAGACCATCAGGCACATATAGAAACACATTTAGCTGTTATGGCTACATCTGCGGTTCAAATGAACCCAAATGCTGTTATGGCTCTTCAAGGTCATATTCAAGAACACATTGGCCTTATGTCAGAAGCGCAAGCACAAGCACAGGTTATGCAGGGTATTCCACCTGAAGTGCAACAAGATCCACAGCAAATGGAAATGATGATGCAACAAATCAAACCACAAATTGATAAAATTGCAGCACAAATCATTGCAGACACAACAGAACAGTTAGCGCAAGCTGTAACACCACCACCACAAGAAGATCCTCTTGTTGCAATTAGGCAACAGGAATTGCAAATTAAAGCTGCTGACTTACAGCGTAAAGACGATGAGTTTGTAGCAAGGCAAGAAATGGAGAAAGAAAAAGAGCGTAATGATACTCTTATTGCTCAACAGCGTATTGATATTTCAGAAGATGCGTTGAAAGACAAAACTAGAATTGCAGAAGATCGCATTCAAACTCAAAGAGACATTGCTGAATTTAATGCTAGACAAAAAGGAATGAATTAATGGTTTCTTCTGTAAGACAAAAAATTATAGACCAAATAAAAGCAGCAAAAAGAGGTGTTCAAAGTGCCGTTGAAAAAGGGGTCGAGTCCGCAAACGATAGCATACAACGTGTCCAAGCTGATATCAGAGGGGTATCCTCAGAAGCAAGCAGTAGCGATAGCGTTGAGCCAAAAAAAGAAGTCAAAAAAACAAAACCAAAAGCCAAAGCGAAAAAAAGTACAAAAAAAAGCGCTGGGCGGAGCGATAAAAAAGGTTAGTCCAATATCAAGACCCCAGAGGTTTAAAGGTATTTTATAATTTTGTGGTAATATTACTTGTATTTCCCTAAAGATCCTATATTTTATCTTTAGGAGGTACTATGGAAGCTATAAGTTTAGCAGATTATCTACTAAAAAGTATTCGTGAGCGCGATGGTAGATTGAAAGATAAGCTTGCGGACAATTCGATTAAATCATTTGAAGAATATCGGTACGTTGTAGGCGAAATACGCGGAATGGCCTACGTTGAAGACGAAATTAAAACCGCGATGAAAGGTATAGAGCTTGACGATGACTAACAAGAAATTATTCGTCCCAGAACACGTTGCAAGAGCAGCGGCAAAAGACAAAAAAGTTTCTTCAGAACTACCAAAGCCCTTAGAAACAGCATTTGGTAAGAAGAAGGAAGAAAATAAAAATGAAAGTGACCCCTCTAATTTAGAGCCATCTGCCCTGGAAAGACTTCCACAGCCTACTGGTTATAGGGTTTTGATTATTCCTTACTATCCCAGCGCAAAAACAAAAGGGGGCATTATTGTTCCTGACGCTATTAGGGAAAAGGAAAGTTTTGCAACAGTATCTGCTTATGTCGTTAAATTAGGACCTGATGCCTATAAAGACGCCCAAAAGTTCCCAAGTGGTTCGTGGTGTTCTGAAAAGTCATGGGTTCTTATAGGAAGATATAGTGGAAATAGGTTCAAAGTGGACGGACTTGAGGTTCGTATCATAAATGACGACAATATTATTGCAACAATACTTGACCCCACAGACATTTCATATGTATAAAGAACAGGAGAGCAGGAAAAATGGCTATGAATGAAGAAGTTCGTGAAGAAGAAATTAAAGAAGATGGTTCTTCTATTGTTGAAATAGAAGAAGAAACAACTTCAGATGAGGTTGAAGCATCTACTGAAGAAAAAGAAGAAACCCGAACAAATGTTCGTGAAGATTCTAAAACTTCAGATGGAGATGAGGAACTAGCGTCTTTTAGTGACAATGTTCAGCGTCGAATAAACCAACTAACAGCTAAACGTAAGCAAGCTTCAGAAGAAGCTCAAGCAGCCTACCAATACGCCCAACAAAAAGAATTAGAAAATCAAAAGTTAAAACAAAGGTTGGGAAATTTAGATAAAGGCTACATGAATGAGTACGAAGGCCGTGTTGTTTCTCAGGAAATTCAAGCAAAACGTGCTTATGCAGACGCGCATGAAGCTGGTGATGTTGAGAAAATGGCAGAAGCCCAATCTGCTATCTCCCAAATAGCAATAGAAAAAGAAAGATTAAGAATCCAAAAAGCGCGTGCTGCTACAAATCAACAAGCAGCGCAACAACAGCAACAAATGCAAGCGCAGCAGTCTCAGCAAATACAACAGGCTCCAGTTAATCAAGCACAGGAAGATCCAAAGCTTAAAGAATGGCTTTCTAATAATGAATGGTTTGGAAAAGATCGTGTAATGACTCGTGCAGCGCAAGCAATACATGAACAATTAGTTTTAGAAGAAGCGTATGATCCGTCAAGCAAAGAATATTATTCTGAGATTGACAAAAGATTGCGTGTTGAAATACCAAATAAATTTACAAAGGATGATAAGAAAAACGCTCAAGCTATCACTCCTTCGTCTGGTAACGGACGGTCTTTAAAAAGTGGGCGGAAAAAGTCGGTTGAATTAACACCGGGTCAAGTCGCATTTGCTAAGAAAATGAGGATTCCTCTTGATACATATGCAAAAGAAGTGGCTAAATTAGAAAATAGGAGAGACTAATGGCGGATAGGACAGCACGCGATACAACAACGCGGGAGAGTACACAGAGACCTCAAGCATGGCGTCCAGGATCAGCCTTGGAAGCTCCAGAACCACCAATCGGTTATCAACACCGTTGGATACGCGAATCCGTAATGGAATTCGACGATAAAACTAACGTTCATAAAAAACGGCAAGAAGGATGGGACCTTGTTCGCGCAGAGGATTACCCAGATTATGTAGGACCAATAGTAGATGAGGGAAGAAACGCTGGCATTATAGGTGTCGGTGGTCTTGTTCTCGCTCGTATCCCCGTCGAAATGGCAGAGCAGCGGAATAGGCACTATCAAGGTGTCTCTCAACAACAAATGGAAGCAGTGGATCGTGATTGGATGCGTGAAAACAATCCAGCCATGCCGAAACTTGCTCCACAACGTAAATCCTCTGTAAGCTTCGGCTCAGTCCGAAATACAGCGAAAAACTCTGAAGGAGAGTAAAAATGGCAAATCAAGATGCTGCCTTCGGTTTACGTCCTGTTGGTCGAATAGGGGGAACCCCTTTCACTGGTGGACAAAACCGATACAGAATCGCCGCAAACTACGGTACATCTATCTTCCAAGGTGACATGGTAATGCAAGTCACTGGTGGCGGTGTAGAAATACACGCCGATGGCGGAACAGTACCTATTGTTGGTGTGTTCAACGGTTGCACTTACACAGATCCTACATCTGGTGAGGTAACATTTAGTAACTATTACCCTGCAAGCACTAATGCTTCTGATATCATTGCTTTTATCATTGATGACCCTATGGTTGTTTTTGAAATTCAAGCAGATGCGGCATTCCCAATTGCAGATTTGTTGGGTAATTTTGATGTCGTATATACAAGTGCTGGAAGTACCGTAACAGGTATATCTGGTGCTGAATTGAAAGTGACTGATGGAGGCACAGCAACTACGCTACCTCTAAAAGCCATTGATATTTCTCAAGATCCTGAGAATAGCGACGTTTCGTCAGCTAACACTAACGTGAAAGTTGTTATCGGTAACCATATATTCGGCGTCAAAGGCGCTGGGTTAGCATAAGGAGATTGAGTTATGGCTATATCACGTTCACAACTCGTTAAAGAGCTAGAGCCGGGCCTCAATGCCTTGTTCGGAATGGAGTATGCTCGTTATGAAGGCGAACACGCTGAAATCTTTGATACAGAATCCTCGGATCGAGCTTTCGAAGAAGAAGTGATGTTGGTTGGATTTGGCAACGCTCCAACAAAAACTGAGGGAGCTGGAATCGACTTTGATGACGCTAACGAAGCATACACTGCTCGTTATTCGCATGAAACCGTCGCTTTGGCTTTCGCATTAACTGAAGAAGCAATTGAAGACAATCTATATGATCGTCTTGGCGCACGCTATACAAAGGCTCTTGCCCGATCTATGGCTCACACTAAGCAGGTTAAAGCTGCTGCTGTGTTAAACAATGCGTTTAATTCAAGCTTCACTGGTGGAGATGGTGTAGAGCTTTGCTCTACAGCGCACCCACTTGGTGCAGGTGGTACATTTGCAAACGAACCATCAACTGCAGCTGATCTTAACGAAACATCGTTAGAAAATGCTTTGATTGATATTTCAACTTTTGTAGATGAAAGAAATATGATTATTGCCCTTCGTGGAGCAAAAATGATAATTCCACCTCAGTTGCAATTCATTGCAGATCGTTTGCTAGAATCGACTTTACGTCCTAGCACTGCTGATAATGACATCAACGCAGTAAAGAATATGGGAATGGTTCCAGAGGGTTACACAGTTAACCACTTCTTAACAGACCCTGATGCGTTCTTTATTAAAACAGACGCTCCAAATGGATTTAAACACTTTGAGCGTTCACCCATGCGTACAAACATGGAAGCTGACTTTGATACAGGTAACATGAGATTTAAAGCTCGTGAGCGTTACTCGTTTGGATTCAGTGATCCTCGTTGTGTATATGGGTCACCAGGAGCTTAATTGCTTTTGTGAATTAATTAAAAAGGCGGCTTCAAGTCGCCTTTTTTTAACTTAATTAGGAGAAAATTATGGATTGGATTAAAGGAAGATTAAAAGAGCCTTCAAGTTATGGAGCTGCGGCTGTCGTTGGTGTTGGTTTAGGCATTTTACTAACACTGCCAATATTAACGTGGGCAGGTATAGTTTGTGCTATATTTGGTTTAGTTCTTAAAGAAAAATCAAGCGAATAAAAGAGTCTTTCTTTTTGTTAAAAGGTGGTGTATCGTAAAGATACCTTGACAATCGCATTGGGCGATTGACATTTGCCAAGACAAGGAGATTGATATGGCTAATACAACATTTAGCGGTCCAGTCCGCTCTGAAACCACACTTAAAACAATAAGCAAGGATTCTACTACTGGAACAATTACAGAGGTTACCACAATCGGTGATGGCCCTGTAAGTCTTTCAGATGGTAACGTAACCTTAACTAACGCCACTCATAGTGGAAGAGTTTTGCTTGTCCCAGATGGTGGTCAAGATAATACTTATACATTACCAGCGCCAATTGCTGGATCTGTTTTTAGATTTGTTTATGCAGGTGGTGCGGCTGATGCAACAGATGCGATAATTGTCACACCAGGCAATACTAATTTTTATGTTGGCGGAGTAACATTTTTAGACACTGATAATGAAGTAAGTGCAGTATTTTCTGATGGTAACTCAAATAGCAGTATTCAACTAAATGTCCCTGCTGGGTTTGATGTTACAATTATTGGTAAAGATTCTACAAACTATCAAATCTTTGGAACTGTTACAGGTGCAACTGCACCTGCGTTTGCCGACCAGTAATAAAAGGTTCTAATTAAGGTAGGGGGAAACCCCTACCACTTTTATAAAGGAGAATAATATGGCTGATGCTGTAGCGACGCAGACACTCATAGATGGTGATAAAAAAGTAGTTCAAAAATTTACTAATATTTCTGATGGCTCTGGTGAATCTGCGGTTGTTAAAGTTGATGTAAGTGCTTTAGCTACAAATTCTCGTGGCGATGCTTGTACAGGTGTTGTCATAGAGAAAATATGGTGGCAGTGCATTGGGATGAAGGTTCAAATACTTTGGAATGCTTCAACTAATGTTTTTTGTATTGAATTAGGTGAAAATCAAAGTGGTAACCATGATTACACCGAATTTGGTGGTTTACCTAACAATGCTGGTAGCGGAAAAGATGGAGATGTTCTTTTCACAACTGTAGGTCATACCAGTGCAGATACCTATACAGTAATTATGTCTATGCGGAAAGAGTATGGCTAAATCTAAAAAAGGCGAAATGCCTAAACGTAATAAGAAGAATTTCCGTCCCACAAAGTCTGGGGCGGGAATGACTAAAGCTGGAGTTAAAGCTTATAGGAGAAAAAACCCTGGTAGCAAATTAAAAACAGCTGTTACTGGTAAGGTAAAACCTGGAAGTAAAGCAGCTAAAAGGCGTAAGTCATATTGCGCTCGTTCTGCGGGGCAAATGAAAAAGTTTCCAAAAGCGGCTAAAAATCCTAATAGTCGTTTGCGTCAAGCTCGTAAAAGATGGAAGTGTTAAATGGCAATAAGTCGTAGTAAAATGAAAAAACAAGTTACTAAGCCACCTCAAAAAAAAGATGATATGCCTAGAGGTTTAACTTATTTTAGAAAGGGTGGAGCCGCTTCAAAAAAATCTAAAGGTAGTAAAATATGCCCTTCTGGAAAAGCATGGGCTAAAAGAACATTTGACACATATCCAAGCGCTTATGCAAATATGGCGGCTTCTAAATACTGCAAAGACCCTAATTACGCTAAAGGCGCAAAGGGCAAGAAAAAGAAGAAAAGCTAATGGGTGCGCTTAAAGATTGGGTAGATCAAGATTGGGTTAGGATTGGTACTGACGGTTCTATAAAAGGCCCTTGTGGTACGTCTAAGGACAAGAAAAACCCTGATCGCTGTTTGCCTCGCAGTAAAGCGCAAAGTCTTTCTAAAGCAGAACGTGCTAAAACTGCTCGTAAAAAGAAACGTGCAGGAGCAAAAGGAAAAACTGTAGTTTCCAACACTAAAAAAGCAAAAGTTCGCAATATGAACAATGGCGGTGTTGTTGAAACAAAGTCTAAACGTAAATTTAATGGCAAAACTATACCAAAAACTGCTGTTGCAAGAGGTTGTGGTAAAGTAATGTCTAATCGAAGAAAGCGTACAAAAGGCGCTGTAAGTCAATCATAAGGAGTTTATTATGGCTATGAAGAAAAAAGGAAACAGGACTGGTGGCAAAATTCGTCGTATGTCTAAAGGTGGAGCAGCGGGCGGTAAGAAAATTCGTCGTATGTCCAAAGGTGGGGCTGCTGGTGGTAAAAAAGTTCGTCGCATGACAAAAGGCGGTGCGGCTGGCGGTAAAAAATCACTTACAGCAGCAAGAGCAGTTCTTCCTTCTGGTTATAAAATAGTTAAAAAATAAAGTATGGCTTATTTGCACAGCAATATACCTTATTTTAAAGCATGGGTTCGTCGTGAATACACTCACAACCATGAAAATTATCACGGCGAATTTCTTCATGCTATGGTTATTGGTGTGACAACAATACCGAATAGATGTTTAAGTTTTCAGGTTATATTCACTGGGAATGAGGCTGAAGGAGAAAAAGAAGACACAGTACATGGTGGTGCTATGTGGGCGCGTATGCCCATAACTGCGCTTGTTGGTGACATTCCTTTAGAAGAATGGCCTGAGCCAATGGAAACATACGATGCACAACCTTGGGATTGTGCCTCTCATTATAACTCTGTTTATGTTATGGATAGAACTACTCCTTGCCCTTGGATGGCTAAAATAGATGGTCAAATGTATCCTGCAAAATATTTATTTACTGTAGACTACACTGAATCAGAAATAGCAGATGACCCAGCGCAACATAAACAAAACCATGTACTTCAGCTATTAGATGCTGGGGAATGGACAGGTAATGTTGTTGCGTTACCTAATAATCGTGTGCGTGTAACTCACCCTGCTTGGTTTCAAATTGGAGAAGGCGCTCCTGATTTTAAACCATCTCAACATATACACTATTCAAAAAGTGATTTAGACTATACACTAGATGTTAACAAGGTTTTCGATAACCTTTATAACGAGGAATAACATGACTGTATCAGGATCCAAAAATTTTGAATTAGACGTAGCAGATTATATTGAAGAAGCTTTTGAACGTTGTGGTTTAGAAGTTAGAACTGGTTATGATTTAAAAACTGCTAAACGCTCTATGAACCTTTTATTCGCTGATTGGGCTAACAGAGGTATCAATCAATGGACAATTGCACAAAGAAGTTTTACTGTTACAAGCAATGATGGTCAGTATGATTTAAGTGCCGATGTAATAGATATTTTATCTTTGGTAATACAAAGAGATAGCACAGATTATTCTTTAGATAGAATAAGTAGAGACGCTTATTTAAATATTCCTACAAAATCTACTCAAAGCAGACCTACCCAATATTTTTTAGATAGACAAATAACACCAAATTTAAAATTGTGGCCTTTGCCAGATAATAGCACAGATGTTATATATTACGATGCTTTAATTCGTTTAGACGATGCAGATACATTCGTAAATACTGTTCAAGTTCCTTTTAGATTTTATCCAGCGTTAGCAGCTGGCTTGGCTTATTATATAGCGGTTAAAAAGGCTCCTGATAGAATACCTTTATTAAAACCAATGTACGAAGAGGAACTAGGTAGAGCCATGGATGAAGATAGAGATAGATCTTCTTTTCAAGTCTCACCTCAACTGAGAAGTTATAGATATGTCTAAGTATGCCTCAGATAAACGAGCATACGGTATATCAGACCGTTCTGGCTTCAGATACAGACTTAAAGATATGCGTAAAGAATGGACAGGTTTACTTGTTGGAAAAGATGAGTGGGAATCTAAACATCCTCAATTAGAACCAATTAGAACAAGGCCAGATCCTCAAGCTTTAAGAAATCCAAGACCAGAACAAAATTTAACTGAACAAAGATCATTACAGTATGGGTTTGATCCTGTTGGTTTTTTAGATATACCAGGAATAACTCCAGACAATAATTTAGTTTCTACTGGATCAGTAGGAGAGGTTACGGTGACAACAACATGAGTTTTACATTTACAACATTAAGAGAAGCAGTGCAAAATTACACTCAAAACAATGAAACATCTTTTATTGCTAATATGGGTACTTTTGTAGAATTATCTGAGGAACGTATTTTAAAATCTATTCAATTAAATGTTTTTAAAAAAAATGCAGCTGGTAATATGACTTCAGGAAATCAATATTTAGCTGTTCCTAGTGATTTTTTAGCACCTTTTTCTTTAAGCATTACAAATAGCAGTAGTTTTGAGTTTTTAATGTTTAAAGATTTAGATTTTGTTGAAAGTTATAATCCAAATCCAGCAACAACTGGTACGCCAAAATATTATGCACAATTTGATGTTGATAATTTTCTCATTGGGCCAACACCTGATAGTTCTTATGTTTCTACATTAAGTTATTTTTACAGACCAGCTAGTTTAACTGAAAGTCAATTAACCCTAACAGTAGGGGCAACCGGGAGCTTTACAAACGGCGAAAAAATTACTGGCGCAACAAGTGGTGTAGTTTCTACTATTAAAGCTATTCCAAGTTTAACTACATTAACAATATTAGTTCCTTCTGGTACGTTTACAGATGGAGAAACAATTACTGGAGCAACAAGTGGAGCAACAACGACTGTAACCTCTACTGGAGCTGACACAACTATTAGTTGGTTGAGTGAAAATGCTGAAATAGCATTGTTATACGGCACTTTAATAGAAGCAAGTGTTTATATGAAGGAGGAGCAAGATATTATGGCTATGTATAGCTCAAGATTTGCAGAGGCAATGTCAAGGTTGAAAAATCTTGGAGAAGCTAAAGAAGTGACAGATCAATACAGAACTGGTGAAATTATAAGGCAGAAAACATAATGTTAACAAATTCACTTAGTATGTCAAATGACTTTTCTGTAACAGTAGAAACCACTGACAATCGAGGTTTTACTCCAGAAGAAGTAGCGGTTCGTTGCGTTAACAGAATTATAGGAATTTCTGATAATGCTCCACCTGCTATTAGAGACCAAGCTAATGCTTACAGAAAAGAATTAGAAGCAATAGTTGCAAATTATATGCACCAGGCTATTAAAAGTGATAGAACTACTGTATATAACGCAATTAGAGATTCTGGAAACCCTAAACTAGCAGAATATATAAGGAGAATGTAATGGCTTTTACTGGGAATTTTTTATGCACCTCATTTAAAAAGGAGTTAATGGAAGCAAAACATAACTTCTTAGCTTCTGGGGGAAATACTTTTAATATTGCTTTGTACACCAATAGTGCAAGTTTTACAGCAGCAACTACTGCATATACAACTAGCAATGAAATAAGTGGAACAAACTATAGTGCTAAAGGACAAGCACTTGGGAACGTTAATCCAACAACAAGTAGCACAACAGCGTTTACTGATTTTGCAGATGAAGTTTTTTCAAACGTAACTATATCAGCTGTTCGAGGAGCTATGATATTTAATGATTCAGCGTCTGGAGACCCTAGCGTTTGTATCTTAGACTTTGGTGCAGACAAAGCAGCAAGTTCTGGTGATTTTACAATTGTATTTCCAACAGCTGATGCGAGTAATGCGATAATTAGGATCGCCTAATGTCCAATGCCATTGTTGCGCTTTTAGGGTGGAATAGCTCTACCAGAGGGTGGAATGAAGGCGCTTGGAACGCAGGAATTGCTTTACCTGGTGCTACTGGTGCAATCACTGGAGTTGCGGTTAGTGGTGATGGTAACATTGGTGTTACTGGCACTAACGGCACAGGTGCAGTTGGTTCCGTAACCGTTACTGGTGAAGCAAATATCTCAGTTACGGGTGTTGCGGGAACATCCGTTTTAGGAAATACATTTGAGACTTTAAATGGTGTTTCTTCCACTGGGGCAGTTGGCTCTGTAACTATTACAGGAGATGCTTCTGTTTCAGTTACTGGAATTGCAGCAACGTCCGCTTTAGGTAATACATTTGAGACTTTAAATGGCGTTTCTTCTACAGGTGCTGTTGGCTCTGTAACTATTACTGCTGACTCAAATATCTCCGTCACAGGTGTTAGTGGCACAGGCGCAGTTGGAACAGTAACAATTACAGCCACTTCAAACATTTCAGTCACAGGTGTTAGTGGCACAGGGGTGATAGGTTCTTTAAGAGCAACATGGGGTCAAATAATACCAGATCAAAACGCAAATTATCAAGAGCTTGTGCCAAATCAAAATCCGAGTTACAATAATGTAACTCCTTCTCAAACTCCGAATTGGGAAACCGTAGAATATAAAAATACTATAGCAGCATAGGAATTACAAAATGGCTAGTACATACGTTAATAACCTCAGACTAGAAGAAATAGGTTCAGGAGAGCAATCTGGTACATGGGGTGACACAACAAATACAAACTTAGAAATAATAGGCCAAGCAACAGCCTGGGGAACCAGAGCCATTGCAAACGCCTCAACAGATAATATCACAATTGCAGACGGTGCGTTAGACGCAGACAGATGCCTTGGGTTAAAACTTACAGGTGGCGGTCAAGCGTGTACGGTTACACTTCTGCCAAACACAAGTTCCAAAACTTGGTTCATGTATAACGCAACCAGCTACACACTAACGTTTACTTGCGGTAGCGGTGCTAATGTAGCAATTCCAGCAGGGCAGACCAAGGTTATTGCAACGGATGGTCTAGGTTCGGGTGGCGTGGTTCACGATTTACTTACAGCGGTTAACTTAGCAGGAACTACAGTGGTTGATGATTTAACGGTTAGCGATGATCTAACTGTTACTGATGATATGACCGTTGGTGGAACGCTGGGTGTGACAGGAGTATTAACAGCAACATCCTTAGACATCTCAGGTGA